CACAATGAAGAAGGTCTACAGAGAAAATTAGCTATATTAGCTCCACGAGGCAGTGGTAAATCGTATGCTCTAGCCGTGGCTGTAACTATCTATATGTTTTTTAAAAGATTCAGGGACCTAGTCTTTATCTTGGCACCTTCAGAGGACCAAGCAGCTCTTATCTTTAATTATGTCTATCGTAACTTTATAGATAATAAATTTCTGGACAGCCTAGTAGATAATTATAAATTCCACAATAAGCCCCATATACGCATGAAGGGGGGCACTATGATGCGTAGAGCTCCATTAGCGCCTACTAATCAGGGACAAGCTATACGTGGACAACACCCTACCTTCTGTATAGTCGATGAGTCTCCCCTCATTGACGATAAGTTATTCGTAGATAACGTAGAACCAGCGATAGTTTCAAATAAGGCCCCCTTCATAAATTTAGGTACACCAAAATCAAAAGAGAACCATATGTGGCGTTATTTGTATGATGACGCCTATTCCGAGAAATGGACGCGTTTACATTATACATGGAGAGACGCAATAGATAAAGGAGAGGCATATTCCCCTCCTTATACCGAAGAAGAAATGCTGGACAAGATGCTGGAGTGGGGGGAAGATTCTATGTACTGGAAAACAGAATACGAATGCGAGTTTGTAGAGAGTGTATCGAATGTTTTCACACCTGAAAAAATAAAAGGTTGCTTCGAAAACTATGAGCTTACAACCAGAGAAGAGCTTGTCACGCGAGGAGATTTTGGTTCTCCAATTACTATCGGTGTTGATGTTGGTAAATCTGTTAACTCTACTGTTATTACCGGATGGAGACTCGAGAAGTTTGATGGACCGGATGGTGGAGGTAATCTTGCACGTCTTATATATGTGGAAGAAATCAATCCTAAATCTGGTGGACACGATATTCCATACCAGCGTGAACGTATTATGGATGTTGCCATTAATCTTGGCGCTTCTCGTCTTATTGTGGATTGTACGGGAATTGGTGGCGCGATTGAGCAAGACCTCAGAGTAGCATGTATAAACTCCTCTCCTCAGATACAATTCATTCCTTTCATATTCACAGGAGGACCAAGGGGAACGAAGACACAGGTATTTAGAGATTATGTTTCCTATGTCCAACAGAAAATTATTAAAGTACCAGACCCAAATACCCTACCAGCCCACCAGAAACGCCTTATAAATAAGTGGTTCAGGGAACATATAGATTTACAATATACCATGGATATAGCTAACAAGACCGAGAAGATAGCAGCGCCCGATAATAAGCACGATGATTACTGTGACAGCTCTGTTATAGCTATTCATGCTACCCTGTCTATGTTGCCGGGTACGGCAACTGTAGCAGGGGGGCGCAACAAAGGTATACCAAATAGTCCCTTCGGAAAAAACGTAGGAAGCTACACAAAGAGTTCATTGTTTACTACAAAACAGCGCCGAGTCACTCTAAATAAAGGTTTGCGTTTATGAAGAAAGCTTTATATAGTGTGACCGGATATATAAAAGGTGATTAAAGCCATGTCCATCTTCGACACAGTACGCAGAAGATTCGCCACTAAAGGTAGTGACCCTCCATTTAAGGAAGACGACCCATTAAGTTTTGGGGCGGGAATCATACAGAGATTAAAACTACAGAACAATTACGCGGGTTATAATATAAAGAAGTATGAGCCCCATATAGGGAATCCTCGAATGTATATGAATGTTTATTTAGCGGACCCTATAGTAAGAACCTTAATAGACCTTCCTTGTCTTTATGCAGTTAAAGATAATTTTGATATCGTAACAGACAAAGACGACCTAAGGGAGAGAATCGAAAAGATGTTTAAGGAAATTAACATCGAAGAAACATTATATGGGTGGTTGAGAAACGCTAGAATATTTGGGACATCCTATTTAGAATGGACCGGGGATAATTTAGTATTGCGTTCTTCTCAGAATATGTTTGTAAAGCGTAATGAGCATGGTCAGATAGAATATTATTATCAAGATACAGGTGAAGACAATGAAAACATCCGATTTGAAGAAAAAGAAATCGTTGAACTTAAAAACAACGTATTCGATGACTACGCTTATGGCCTTTCTGACATCCATCCCATTCTTTATTTGGTTGACCTCAAAGATTATGCTGAAAGAGACATCGGAGCCGCTCTCAACAAGTATGCTTCTTCTCGCTTTGATATATCTTGTGGACTTCCCGATATGCCTTATGGTCCTGACAAAATTAACGAAGTGGTGGACGCGTTCAACTCCTTAGAGCCCGGCGAAGATATTATACATGGTAACGATATAGTTATTAAAGAATTACAAGGAACGCAGAGAGCCTTTGAATATGGAAAGTATACAGATGATATATTAGATAAGATTCATATGGCACTGAAAGTTCCTAAGACAATGTGGACCGAACCTGAAAGGGCGCGTCCTATTTTTGAACCATATGTCCGTTATTTACAGACTATGGTAGAAGGTGCACTAAACGCACAACTCATGCCCTTACTAGAAGATGGAGAAGCTAGATTCAAGTTTAGGCAGATTAATGTTACGGATGCATTCACTAAAGCTAAGACGGATATGATATATCTCTCCGAAGGAGTATTATCACCCGGAGAAGTTAGGGAAGAGCGTGGTCTGGACCCTGAAGGTGTGGTAGAATTAGATATGCTAAAAGATGTTGCCGTAAAGAAAGCAGGGCAGCCCGCAGAGGGACCCAGCGATAAGAATGCTAATATTTCTGGTGGTAAGAATCAGGACAAGAAAGAGGAATCCGCTAGAAAACCAAATAGGGGTAACAAACCCTCCGCTAACACAATAGGAGATAGAAAATGACTTACGACAAATGTAAAATGACCGTGGGAAAAACATTAAAGAAACGTGGTTTTGATAATCACGCAGAGCTTGCAGCTGACATGTGTATCATGTGGGCTGATGAGAATGGTGTTGAGCGGGAATTTGCAGCAGAAGTAAAATCCACTGAACCCATAAGTAGGTCATTCGCATTATCCATAGGAGATAGCGAAGATATGACATTTATGAATGACGATGGTGGGATAGATACTGCTTCTTTTCCCGTTATTGCCATCACATCTGGGCTTCACGAGTATGAAGCAGATGAAAAACAACAAAAGGTTTATATAGAGCCTAGTGTTTTAAAGAGTAATATAGAAGCTTTTCAGGAGCTTCCAATTTACATTAACCATCAACGAACTACGGAGGATTTAATCGGCATGGCTACTGACCCCGAAGTAGTAGAGATGGAAAATGGAAAGACAGCAGTGAAAATGAATGCGACCATAACCAATAAAACGGGACACGGTCAAGAAGTGATGGACAAGGTAAAGAAAGGGGACATGACTCATGTCAGTATTGATTGGCTTTCAAATGATGTTGATGTGATGGGTGACAATTATGCCACCAAAATACGTCCCACCGAATTAAGTTTCATTGATAATGAAAAGATGGACCCAGTCTGCAAGGAATGTACTATTGAAGGGGAATGTGAATTACACGCTGAAAATCAGCCCTGTGATTGTGGAAGCGATTGCGAGTGTGATGGAAAGTGTGAGAATGAAGACAAAACAACAAAGGTAGAAACTATGACAGAAGAAACCAATGTAAAGTCTGATGCAGAGAATATTGTTGAACGCGAGTTCGCTTCTCTACGTACCCAGCTTGAACAAGCTCAAGCTTCGCACAAGGATATCGAATCCCAGTATAATGATGCTTTAAAAACAATTGAAGCATTCAAGACCGCTGAGGAAGAGAGAACCGCGAAAGAAGCAGAAGTTAGAAAAGTTGAGACCGTAGAAGCAATTATCTCCAAAGAGCTCCTTATGGGAACTGTAGAGGAAGATAATAAAGACGCGCGCGCCATAGAACTTTCTGCATGGGACGAGATGAAGCTGACTGGTTTCAGCGAAGCTCTTGCTGCAATGCCAGCTCCCCAAGAAGTCGAAAGACAGTTCGGAAAAGGAAAAGCCAACGATGGTGAGGCCCTTCCCGTAACGGAGCGAGCATCTTCAGTAAGTGTAGACAACACAGGTCGATTCAGAATTGACCAAAGTAAGCTAAGAGGTAATTAAGCATGGCAACAGAAATTTTAGTAAATGATGGTGGTGCACCAGCAAGGATTCTTCCTTTCACTGCGGGCGCTACAGTTTCTGGCGGTCAGTTCGTTACAATGCAAGCAGATGGAAAGTTAGACCCAGCAGCAGCTGCGGACCTTAACTCCCTCGGTGTAGCATTCGTTGACGCGGCCGACACAGAAAACATGTCAGTTATCACAGGTAGGGGCGTAATAGTAAACGCTTACGTATCAGGTACAGTCGCAAGTGGCGCACTTTTAGAAGTCGGCGCAACCGCGGGAGACTTAAGAGCATACACCACAGCAGATGCTGGGGTAGCAATTCTTATTGATTCCAACCCCGGCGCTTCGCCAGTACTAAGAAAGGTTCAACTAATTTAAGGTGATTTAAATGGTAACAACTTTTGATACAGCGCCCGGTCTGTTAACAACACTCAACACAGGAGCCGTCGATGGCGGAGCTGGAGAGCGCGTTCTTATAGATTATAAAGACGCAATCATGGACTACAAGGTCACTGACCTTGCAGCGTTGAGTATGTTCGCAGAACCTATGAGCACTGATACAGGCGGTGATATTGATATCACATTTGGCAGACCCTCAATGGGAATGCAAGAGATTGAAGAAGGGAACACCCCGCAATACCAGCACACTAACCTGCGCTCCGAGAGAGTAACGGTTGGAGAATGGGGATTGGCACTTGGTGTAACCCGACGTATGATTGAAGACTCAAGATTCAACGAAGTAGAGTTAGCGCTTAACGAAGCTCGTAGAGCAGTAGATAGGCACGTCACAAAGCACGTTATGTACGCCCTTTTGGGTGTTTATGATGCTCCTTTG